TCACAATTCAACGTAGCCATTACCTCTATCATCAAGGTATTTATCTGTCATTCTCATAGATTTGTGGCCAAGTATTTTCTTTGCAAACTCAGCACTTTTTTCTTCTTCATATAATCTTGCAGATAAACTTCTAATTTCATGAAATGTTGGTTTATTTTCTATATGTTTAGGTAACGCTTCGATAAATTTACCTCTTAATGTTTTTGCGGTGGTGTTGCCACAGATTTTATCTGAGCTCCTATTCATGAGATTTAAAACATCTTTAATAGAATAACCAATAGACTCAAGTCTTAATGAGAGAGGTATTGCTACTTTAGAGCCTGTTTTTAATTGGGTGACATACAGCCTATCATTTTTTATATCATCCCACTTCATGTTGATAACATCGCTAATGCGTTGAGCTGTAAGTATCGCCAATAGGAACATATACCTATATTTGTCATTTGTGTGCTCCAAGGCGTATTTAAACTCTTCTAGCGATAACCTTGAGCGCTGAACGCTTGTTTTTGGCGGCTTTGTCACGGAAACGGGATTTTCCTTTATCACACCATCCGCAATGGCTTCATTAAAAGCATCTAGCATAGTGGACCTTAGTAATTTTGCCATTGCCTTTTTAGGGTACTCTGAAATAAATGTGGCTACATCTCTTGGTGTTACATTCTCAATTGGACAGTCATTAAAGTGTAATTTGATTAACTTTATTCTTGATTCGTAATCGTAGAGCGTCTTCTCTTTTAACCCCCGGCTGTTTACCTTCCCCCTATAAGTATCAAGCCACTCATGCAATGTTACACAGTGAACATTATTAATTCTGTCAACTAATGGCTCTTTAGGTTTATAAATAGCTAAATTGGCTTGTATGGCTTCGGTTATTGCCAATGATTTGTTTGAGCCAACAGAAAATTCCTTTTTAGTTCTTACATCCCTGTAATAGTAAATCCCTTTACGCAAATACAAGTTAGGCGGTAGCCCCTTGTTCTTTGCACTTCTGCTTCTGCCCATTAATTTTCTCCATTAAATATTGCGGTTCCCTTACCATTTTGTCATTTGTTAGAATTGTCCACGGCTCTAACTCATATTCTCTACCAACCTTTTCTGGAGCAGGGTATAACCTACCTTCCTTTATATAGCGAGATAATTGCCGTGGACTTCTAGGTTTGGCGAAATATTTATTATTCCATTCTGATAATGTTATCCGCTTCATTTATTGTTTCTCCTATTTACTTTTTTTATTCCTTTTATATTAATTGAATACTTTCTTCCGCTTGGTCGCCATATACATCCCTATCACCGTATTTCTCACGAGCGAATAATTCGAGTCGAGGAACATTTCCGTATAATTCCTCCAAACGATGATGTATTTCTTTTGGTTTCTCGCTATGTTCACCTAAGCACGAATAAATAACTTGTCGAACACTTGCAGATTGACGAGGCAATCCATTTCCTCTTGTAGCTATTAAACACATTTCGACATTTTGACGGGTGTAATTACCGAAATTAATTTTTGTCTCATTATTTAATATTTCCATGAAATCGAAAAAGTCTTCTGGCGGTTTTTTATTTATTCTATCTCCTGCGTTTTTATTTAATTTAACCCATGCGAACCCGAACATGTTTTTAACTTTAAAATCCCACGCTTCGGCTAATTTAATAGCTTCGAGTGCAAAGTTGCCTGTGTACCACATAAACAGTACGGCATTTTTAGAGGAGTGTTTTTCTATTGGTAATCGGGAGAGGGGATATAAACCTGTGGTGTTATAATGATTATCTGCTGCGCCATTTGATACTTTGTTATTATATCGCCAAGGCGGGTCAGCGAGAATTAAGTCATACTTTTTCATTCTCCGCATCCTTCATCATTAAGAATAATTCCATAGCGGCGCGTAGTGGGTTTTTATTTACTGAGATAAAGTCATAATCAAGGCAATCAGCCGTCCATTCATTAGAATAGTACATTGGTGATAACCCTATTTTATTCTCAATAATAATCGGCATGGCATCGGCTGGATTGTTGCAGGGGTCGAATACTTGATATTTACCTTTGATATTATAAGTAATAACGCCGTTAGGTAAGAATCTAAAATATTTATGCTTTATTTTTGCTTTGTGAAATACAGCTTTATTAATCTCAAGTCAGACAGTTCGGTGTATTTATTCACTTTCTAATATCTCCTCTATCATGAGCTTAATATTAACTAAATCCTGCTTTGTTATTGATATATCCCACGATGGAGATTTTAAATTAAATTTATCTTTTATTGTCGGTTCAATTTCAAAACCTTCTTCCTCGTAGCCTTGTAATCCCAAATAATATTTATCTTTCATTCCATACCTCCCCACAAACTATTTCAACATCCCGCACCTGCATTATTTGCATTGCACGGCTCTCGCATTCTTGCTGTGTGTATATTTGCTCTGTAACAGGCACAGCAGAACCCTGCATTAACATGAGTAATACATATCCGATTATTTGCATGATTATTTACTTTTGAATTAAATCAGCGCGAATATATAATGTGTCAGTTGAATGAATTCTATCTGCACACCAAGTCACATCATCACTATATAAGTTAACTGGATATACAGGTTTATTTTCCTCCTCTGGCTCAGGGTCGACTTGTAGCCATATTAATTCTGGTGCGGTAGGGCAATTAATACTTTCTGGTAAGTTATTAATTAAGCTCTCTCGTGATGCTTGCCAGCTAATCCACATTAAATCTACATATTGGTCAGCGTAATTTAATCCGTTATTTGCTGTTTCAAATTTATTATTTATTTCCGCATCATCCATGTGAAACTTAATAAACTCTTCAAACTGCTGCCTTGATTTATCCATCACTCCACCTTTTTAAATAAACTGTTAATGACTTTAATTAGAAAATAAATAATTATCAGTTGAATAAATACCATATTCATTCCTCTTCATTGCATCCCTGCGAGTTAAATTATCATGCGAACTTTGGTAGCTTATTACCTGTAAGTTCCTCTGCGTCCTTCATAAAGTCGGTGGCTTGCTCTTCCATTCCAACGCCGAAATCATATTTATGAACCGCTTTAGCCATTAAGAAAGCGCCAGCAAAAAGAACTTCTTTCAACTTTTCATTTTCTTTTTGTAACTGTTCAATAGTCATATCTATCTCCTGTTTGCATCCTTGCACTGAGTCCGTTGGTTAATTGATGTTTTTCTTTATTAGGTAAGAAAGAAAGCGTAATGCTCGTTGATAGAATTCAGGTCTGTCATCCCAAATGTTGTAGCCAGCATATCCAGTGTCGTATTCTGGTTTTTCAGATGGATACTTCTTGAATATTCTCGCCTTGGCCTCTGCTTTAATTGCGGATTCCTTGCTGAAATATCGCCTATTCCTAGTTGGCGAGTAATAGACTTTTACCACCTCAGTAGTTACAGGCATGGTCATATCCTTTGGTTAATTAAATAATTCCTTTGCGATACTCTTTTTCTAACAAAGTTTCTTTACTACAAACTTCGAGACTTCCCTTAAGTAATTCTCGGTTAGCTTTCCCGATAGGGTTGTCTGGACTTATATCTAACCCTTTTAATGGACGAGAAATTGAATCGAATTGACTAATAATCTCTTGGCGCTTTCTATCAACACGAGCAATGACTTCGTCAAAGTGCTCTTCACAGGAATGAAAGCCTCGGTACTCATACCCGTTATAGTCATCAAGTTCTTTCTTGCATAAGCAGCATTTATTCATGGTTATATCCTTTGGTTAAATCACATAAATAGCGTGGCGTGGGTAGGGGAGTCCGATAGGGGCGAAAGGTATTTGATCATCCCAATCTTGAGGAGGTTCACTTTGTGGTGCTTGATTACTCGATGCTTGTTTTTGTGCTTGCGGTTGCTGAGGTTGCCCCCATCCTTGATTTTGTGGCTTATTGCTTCCTGCCTGATTGCCACCGTTACCACCAAAATCTAATTGATCAACGATAATTACCGGCGCTGATTTTTTCTCACCGTTCTGGCTTGTCCATTCTTCCATGACGAACTCACCAGTAACCGTAACCTTTGTTCCTTTGGTTAAGTATTCAGGTAGCTTTTCAGCTTTAGAGCCAAACATCTTGCAGATAACCCAAGATACTTTTTCGTGCTCTCCGTAGCCTTGTTTCACTGGCAAACTAAAAGATGCAACCGCCTTACCATTTGGCGTCCATCGCTGCTCGCAATCTTTACCTAAGTTTCCACTTGCCGTTATTGTGTTAATTGCCATATACACTCCATTGATTGCCAAATTGAATGCCTAACTTGTTTAATCCCTGATCCATTACCTCAATGAACTCAGGTACTAACTCGTCAAATTCTTTCATCATTTTTTCGTCACGCTCAACAGGGAAATATGCGATTTCTTTCCCTGCTGGCATTCGCGGGTCAAAATTTGCAAAGTGCCAGATATCCTTACCTGTGACCCACATGGAATATTGAACTTGAGCCACATATTCCTTTTTCATCGCATCGATTCCATTCAATGCTAAGTCTATAAATACGTCCGTGTTATTAGGGCATTTAAGCTCTAATCCTGAGCCATCACTGCAAATGCCGTCTGGTGAGCAAGCCATCCGTAGTTGCTCATCTTTAAATATTATTGGCACTTCCTTTGCCGTTAATCCGGTGTAAAACTCGAATGTCATCCTTGCTTCTAATTCGTAGTTTTTACCCCATTCCAGCGTCCTTGCTGATACTTCCTTGTAAACTCCCGTACAGACTTCACCAATAAGGGTGTTTAAATATGTTTTCTTTGTGTCTGTCCATTTTTTCCCTGACTTTGGCTTAGAAATAACCTTCCATGCCTCAGAGGCAGTGACTACGCCGAGCCTGATAGACATCCATTCTTCGCTTCCTTGCTCTACTTTGGTTAAATCGATGCCTGTTTTGCTTAGAATGATGTCATTACTAATCATTTTCCTTCTGCCTTTTTCCTTAGCATGTCGATAATGGTATTGGCTTCAAATGCGGTTAATTGCTCTGGATGGGATATTTGATGGTTGAATTTTTTACTAATGAATGTGAAGAATTTGTCACTCCACTCGCCATTAACTTTAAGCATCAAGTCCGTGATAGCTTTTAGTTGATCCTCGCTTGCTGGAGTTATGTCCTTTGTTTGACTTGCTGAAACATCAAAATCATTTCCTTCTCCAGCTTCTGTATTCACATAATCAATGGCTTGATCTAACCTTTCACGACGAGGCCAGTATTTGCTCGCTCTTTTTACAATTGTTTTACGAGCCATCTCATCCCACCATGTTTTCCATGGGCCATTTCTTGACTTGCTCGTGGCCTCAACAGCCTTTATCTCATCCAGCCTCATCTCTTCCGTGAGATAGTCACCACTTGCTGTTTTCACTGTGCAATAACCACCAATAACACTACCTCTGTCACTAAATGCGTTATATTTGTGGGTTGGCGGGGTGTCTAGGCCATTGGATTCATAAACATCATTTTCATGGACTAACTTGCATTGACCCCATTCGATAGCTTGAGTCACTTGAGCTAGGTGCATGAGGCCCATATAGCTGATATCAAGGCAAACAAAACCCTTTCTTGGTACTAAATACGCCAGCTTACTTGCTGGATTTAATGTAATCCCAATAGCCGCCACGTTAATAATGGCATTTTGAGCACTAGCTTGGTTTTCCATAGCCACCCTTGCTAGCTCGTCATTTCGTTGGAATGCCTGAATTGCAAACTGGCTTTCCTTAGCCCATGTAATTGTTTGATCTGTTAGTGCGTTACAAAACAATGGTTCTTGTTGTTGCACAAACTCAATAATTGACGTGCTCACAATATCTCCTTATCTATCCCTATCTGTATCGCTGTTCTAATTCCATCTAAAACTGCATCAAGTGCTTGGGGGCTAACATCAAATACCGGATTTAACTTCCTTGCTAAATCCATACATAACAATTCTTCTGGCAGGCTATCCATAACCTCATCAACTGATATTTTCTCTTCCTGAGAATTAACAAACGCTTCTCGTTCCATTTGGCGTTCGTACCAGTCGTTTCTGAGTCCGTATGTGTTGGTAATCACGCAACCCTCCTGAAATACAACTCATTGAGTATCTTTGCGACTACTTCCCCTCGTCCTGAGAGATGAATAGCTGCTGCGAGTGACTTTTCGTCATACTGATTAATGATGTAATCAACGACTTCTGATGGCTCAGGTTGGTAATATTGAGTAAGTTCCCTGAATGATTCCGTTTCAATGCGGACATCGTTAAGATTCTGAAAGGCTATTTCCGTGCCGTTATTTCGGTTTCTACTGGTCATATCTGCATAGGTGTAACGTATAGTCAGTGACATACTTTCCTCCCGTAAGCCATCTTCTGTAGTTGACTCGCCAACCGCCAGACATCCTTGTTATTAGTTGAGACGGCTATCCTTGCCGCTTGACGTGCGAGTTGTAAAAAAGGCGTAGTGATACGCACCGCCATGCAATCACGCATAGCGCTGTAATAGTTAGTTTTCAT